CGAGTATCAAAACTCGTAAATTACAAAAGTCCCTGTGAAGAGAGCTCTTGTAATATGTGGCTTAGTTGCCGTTGCATCTTTGAGTTATAATAACCCAATAACCTCTCTCAGAGATAGCACGCTCTTAAGTGGGTAGGTGTAAAGGAAACCGATCTCGGAGTCACTGATTAATGTAAACTACATTAATTAGACCACCGATCACGGATCTGAAACCTAATGACCACTAAGTCGCATGTTATAAAAGGTTGTGTTCCTGACTGGTTAAGTTAGGTATGGTTAACGATAGGATTTATTTCCTAGATCGGCGACCAATACACAATTCAATTATTTCTCTCTCCCCCGGGCAATCCGAAGGTTCAGTCGCGTAACTGCGGTTGGACTGAAGCATCTGTGTCAGTTGGACACTAGTAGCAGGCCAAGAGGTATCCTCTTGACATGTCATCTCTTTCGAGAAATGGCAATGTTAAGGCTACAGCCTTACGATCTGTAAAACAGACGTATATAAGGCGTGTAGGACTCAGCATGGACATTCATGTATCCTATGGACCGAGATGGGAGGTAAAGCGTCTCTTTAGTTAGGTAGGTCGAAAGATAACCTAGCGCTTTGTTTCGTCTCGCAGCATATGCTGTGACGGAGACAAGCACAGTCTCGTTTTGCCACTCATCGGGGTGGCCCCGTCGTAGAAATACGGCGACTAGTATCTAATTAGATACAGCAAACTTCTTCTCTGTCGTTTAACAGAGTTCCCATTCGGGGGTTGCCTGCAGCTTCTATGGGCGTTCGCGCCATAGGAGGAACTACAAGATTTCGAGCGGTTAGACCGTTCATAAACATAAAACTAAATAATATGAATATGAAAACACGTCTTAATGCTTTAACAAAGTACTTTGGTACAATGTACAAGCGTTTAGAAGCGTCTCGAAACTGGCAACACGCCTTAACAGGCGAAAGAAGTATGATTGGATATCTGAACAGATTACCAATCCTACTTCTAGGAAGTTCTGGTCGCTCATGGATTTTAGCTTTAATTAGATTTTCCCGTTTTGCACTTAAGATTTCATCCCATGAAGGTACTAAGGGTTTGGCTATCATGCTTAAAACTTGTCACACTATGTTGATCAAGGCTAAGGCAGGTCGCCCTATTATTGGTACTCAGACGTCTCTTGGACGTCGTGTGGGATCCACTGGAAGAGGACTACCGAGAGTAATACCCTCGGTGCATCGTAAGATGATCCTCAGAGGTGATAATAAAGTATTTACCTTTTGGTTATCATTATTTTCTATATATAGAATTTGTGATTACAAAGGGAAAATAAATATATTAACAATCACTTCTCCCGGACCTAAAATAGATTTAAAGCCTTATGCCGAATTTGTTTCGACTTTCTTCATTCGTAGCCATATTGATATTAATCGTTATGCTAAGATTGGGGAATGGGCTCCTAAACTTATTACTAAGTCTGGACCCGGAGTGGTATCTGCCCCTAACAAGGGGTCTACGAAGATAATGCCTATCGTAAATATGTACGATACTACAGCAGCGATGCTGGTACAGGCCATCCAACTTACAAAGAATCCAAGATTCAGTGAGCTATTCCTTGCATTCAAGGAATTTGCTTTTGCTACAGGGCAATTAAGCCTTGTCGCTCAAATCACTCAGTTGGGTGAACAGGCATCACAGATACCAGAAATCTTCCAGGTTACTCTAAAACGTAAGATTAGAGATAATGGAAAAAGAAGAACCTTAACGAAGGTTGTAGACTTCTTGCCATACTACCTTGGTCGCTTAGGAGCCAAGGAGGAACCTGGGAAAGTGAGAGTGTTCGCGATGGTTGATTGGTGAACCCAAATGCTCTTACGTCCTGTTCATTTGATGCTTTTTGGGCTCCTGAAAAGGATACCTCAAGATGCAACTTTTGATCAGGATAGGGGGGTGCAAATGGGTGTTTCTCTACTTAAAAGTAAAGGAATAGCTTACAGTTACGACCTTTCAGCCGCAACTGATAGACTACCAATCGCAATTCAAGCGCTCCTAATAGAGTACTTGATCCCGCGCGCTAGCGCTTCATGAGTGAAGCTGCTAGTGGGCCGGGAGTATCAAACTCCCGTAGCATACAGAAAGATGGGTATGAAATTACCCAAATGAGTAAGCTACGCCATGGGGCAACCCATGGGAGCATTGTCCTCATGAGCAATGCTTGCCTTAACTCATCACTTTATCGTGCAATTTGCGGCATGGAAGGAGGGGTGACCGAGATGGTTCACAGATTACATTGTGCTAGGTGACGACATCGTGATATTTGATCAGAAAGTCGCTCAACGGTACCTGCTAATCATGAAAGACCTTGGTGTTAAGATCAATTTAGTTAAGTCGGTGGTATCAAAAGATACATTCGAATTCGCTAAACGGATCATACACAAAGATTCAAATCTTTCTCCCGCATCATTTAAAGAATTAGATGTTGCGAGCCTTTCACTCGAAGGAGCATTGTTACTTTTCAATAAGTTCAATGCCGAGTGATCCATCTCGTCTTTCGTTAAGTACCGTGGTTATGGTTATAAAGCCTTAGGCTCTCTTAATAATGAATGAGCAAAACTTGCTACGCATCTTAAGAACCTATTGGTCTTTATCTCAATACCTGGTCTTAATGAAAACTCATCCGAAACCTGGTGGGACTGATTTAATCGTATAAGTATCGATAAAGTCAGAGACCCTTCGACTGAAGAACTTCAGTCGCTGACGGACAAATTGATCTGCTTATTTGAAGGTACTTTTCCAGAGGAAAGTCATAGACATTCTCTCTTTAAAGCCTTTAATAAAGACACTCCTTGTGCTTTCTACTCAGAAGTTTATAAAACCTTCATGGTTAGTAAGTTTCAAGGAGGATCAATTTGGTCACAAACAGGAATCGGCCAGCTACCCAATTGGCGCGCGGAAGAGTTGGCTCTTATGCTAAGCGATTTAACTCGCCCTATAGAGAACCTCTGAGAGTCAGAACACCAACTAGTTTCTGATTCAAGGACGGAACTTGAAAAGTTCGCGAAGACAGTCGTAATGGACCGAGAATGATTTGAGAATTTCATTGTTAAGTTCATTGAATGAGATGCCAATGCCTCTCTGGACATTAAGGAGATCCCGTTCAATCAAAATAAGAACGTTATTCTTCCAAAGAAAAGAGTAGGACGCTGACTGAAATGACATTCAGCTACGCGTGCACAATGGTAGACCTCCTTACATGAATCTAACTCAATGTACTATATTTTGAGTAGTTAATCCATGTGTATTCTACTAACTAGGAAAGGGTATGGCGAAGCAATATGGATCCTTGGTCCATAAGTTGCTTTAGACGAATACTATACGCACCATCAAAGGTTATGATGGTATTGCGGATAAGGAGTTTTATTTGGTCATATAGACTAGGTTATTCCTAGAACTATAGCGTGGATTTAGTTTGTTCGGTAACCCGCATATGCGAGAACCTACTAAGTCGTACTCCGGATAGTTAAAAAATCAGAACTATTCCAGATAATACTTAATCCTCCGCTCTACTGGTAATGATACCGAGTAGTGCATGTAGTTTCAATTTCGGATCACAAAGGACCGATAACCGAAACGACGTCTCCAAAGCTCGCAATTCCCGTACTTAGTATGTACTACACTAAAGATTAGCTATGCTTAGTGTTCTTTTGACTGGGTGAATTCTGACTTTTGCGATATTCCCTACTGCTGCTTCTCTTATTCTACGTAGACTAGGTTATTCCTAGCTCCTACCCGAAGGGGTAGATACAAAATCACGACTATAAGTCTATGAGCGCAAGCGTAGTAAAAGGTGAGCAAGAGTCTAACGGTGCTACAATGCCGTTATAACCAAAGATGATCTAGAACATTTGCTCTTACGAGTCAAAGCCGGTAAACGTTCAAGACGGCTGATAAATTATCAGTCGGTCTCTTGTTTTTGAACTAGAAAGAACAGGGTATTCCTGTACTTAGAGGAAATTTCTCTAACTTAAATAATCAACTTTCAAAATTCTCTAATTTGAGACTTGAAGCTATGCTTAAAGTAATGATTCGTACGAGAACCATATAGATGATTGAGTTAAGTCGAAAGACTTCGACAACTAGTCCATGAGGCGCTGCTAAACAGCGTACTAGAACTTCCGAAGGGTCGCATTAGGGTCAGCATAGACATTTATGTACCTAATGATAGGCAGTTTCTTACTGCTGAAGCACTGGATTTACTGAGTACAACACGAGTGAAACGGATATCCCCTTAAGCAAGGGCGATAGGGTTAATATAACCTTTCCGCATTGTAACAACTGTAAAGTACCAGTATAGCTAGTAAGTGACTGGAAAAGGGAATTCCTCCTTCTTACGCTACCAGTGAATGGTATAAAGTTTTCACAAAACCTTAATAGGGTTAATACACCCTTCATTTCACTGCACTGTTTCCTTAAACAAGAAATACTACTGAAATGTAGAAAACTTCCTGGTTTGGAGAACAAGCTTAACGGTTGGCTATCTGGCCAAGTATAGATTCATCTGTGATGTTGTGAGTTCGGTTTACCGTTCCATAAGAAAGGCACCCGCCCTTTGCATTTGCAAGAGCCCCACAAGGGTAATCCAGAGTCTGTACCGTCAGAACATGGTATAACAAACTTTTCCGGTATATCTGTAACGAGGATTTCGTCCTTGGATCCGGTGTATCGGTTTATTATAAAAGACCATGTTAATCTCCATTAAATCGCGTATAGTCAGTTAACTGCTGAGTGCGATTGCACTCAGTACGTCCATGCAGACCTGTCAGAATTTAAACGCATCTAAGCGCCATGGCTTCCGGTAAGCTAGTTCCACGACTAGCGGGGCGGATTAAGCCATTCCTCTAGGTGCT